ACATCCGAGAAATCGTCGCAGGTTATTTTTCCAGCGATTTTTTTTCGGGCCGGGTTGGGCCGCTGCCAGCCATGGGAGCGCCCCGATGGGAAGACGAGGACCGCGCCCGGATCCTGAGCAGGCGGCCAAGGGCTATCCGGCCCGGCGCAAGGGGAAGGCTGATCGGGACGCCGAAGAGGCGATGCGGCTCGCGAAGCTGCTGGCGCCGCTGGTCGGTCCGGTGGCCGAGCTGCCGGCGATGCTGCAGGATCCGAAGTATGCGCCGGCGGCGGTCGTGTGGCGGAGGCTCGCCCCCGAGCTGCGCCGGACGCACCGGCTGCCGGTGGAGGCGGAGTTCTTCTTCGTCCAGCTCTGCATCTACGCGCAGGAGTGGGCTTCGGCGACCGAGGACCTGCATTCGAAGGGTTTCACGCAGACGATCCAGACGGTCGCCGGCGGGAAGATGGAGCGCCGTCGTCCGCGCTCGTTCGACCGTCAACAGGCCTATTCGAACCTGATGGAGCTGTCGTCGCGGTTCGGACTGACGCCGCACGACCTCTACTCGCTGTTCAAGGACCAGGCTCTGGCGGCGGCGTCGAACCCGGGGCTGTTCGATCAGGACCGCCGGGGCGGGTCGCAGGCGCCTGCGGCCAAGCCTGACGCGGACGAGGAAGAGGACGCGGCCGATGTCGCGCCGGAGCCGATGCGCCGCATCGGCGGGTTCGACCGGCTGAAGGCGGCGAGGGCTCTGCCCAAGCCGAACTGACGCATGAGCGAAGCCGCCGCCCTGACGGCCGAGCGGCCGACGGGCGCGCCCACCGAGCGAGCCGGGACCGAGGACCTGCCGGAGTGGCTGGCCGAAGTCGCGCACCTGCCGATTTACGGCTGGGCGCTCACCGCCTGGCGCTCGGCGGCGGCGCAGCCGGGGGCTTGGTTCGACGACGAACTGGCGGAGCTGATCGTCGAGGACTGGCCCCATTGGGCCACGCTGACGCTGGACCGGTTCGCCGGCGTGGCGTTCCGGCTCTCGACCTGGCAGGCGATCGTGGTCCGGCTGCTGGTCGGCTGGCAGATCCCCATCGAGGTGCTGGACCCCGAGACGCACGAGCCGGTGGACGTCCAGGTCCGGCTGTTCCGCCGGATGCTGCTGTGGATCCCGCGCAAGAACGGCAAGTCGGAGTTCCTCGCGGCGCTGGCGCTGCTGTTCTTCGTGATCGACGGGGTCCCGCAGGGCGAGGGCTACGTTTTCGCGCGCAAGGAAAGCCAGGCGCGGATCGTCTTCGACCGGATGGCGGCGATGATCGCCCGCAATCCGGAGTTCAAGTCGGAGGTCATCGCCTACCGCAAGAGCTTCTACGTCAAGGCGCTGGCGGCCCGGTTCGAACTGCTGCCTGGCTCGCTCGAGGGCCTGCACGGCAAGGCGCCCACCGTCATCGTCGGCGACGAGATGCACGAGTGGAAGTCGACGGCGATCGTCGACACCCTGCGGCAAGGGACTGGCGGGCGGCTTCAGCCGATCGAGCTCTACGCCTCGACGTCGGGCCTGAAGGGCTCGGGAGTGGGCGAGGCGCTCTACGAGGAGAGCAAGCAGATCGCCGAGGGCCGGCGGATCGACCCGATGACCCTTGCGGTCATCTTCGCGGCCGACGAGACGGACGATCCCTTCGACGAGGAGACCTGGGCGAAGGCGAACCCCAGCCTGGGCTTGTCGCCGACCAAGCACGCGCTGCGGATCGAGGCCAACAAGGCGGTCGGCAACCCGCGGGCCCTGGCGCACTTCAAGTGCTACCACCTCGGCATCTGGATCGACGCGGTCACCCGCTGGCTGAACATCCGCAAGTGGGACGCCTGCGCGGCGAAGGCGGACGGGTGGAAGGCCTATCCGGAGACACTGAAGGGTCGGCTGTGTTACGGCGCCGTCGACCTCTCGTCGACCAAGGACATCACCGCGTTCGTGCTGGTGTTCCCGCCGAACGACGAGGACCCGAAGTGGCGGGTGCTCTGCCGCTTCTGGGTGCCGGAGCTGACGCTGCAGGACCGGGTCGGCGGCGACGGCGTGCCCTACGACAAGTTCCACGCCGCCATCGGCCACAACGGCGGCCCGGCGCTGGAAACGACCGAGGGCGACGCGGTCGACCAGGAGGTGGTGCTGAAGGCGATCCTCGAGGCCCGCCAGGACTACGACCTGCAGGGCCTCGCCTACGACCCGTGGTGCGCCCACAAGCTGGTGACCGACCTACAAAGCCAGCACGGCGTCGACGCCGAGTTCTTCCACAAGTTCCGCCAGGGGATCCCGAGTTTCGCCGAGCCGTCGCGGCACTTCGAACTGCTGGTGACCAAGGGCCTGCTGGACCACGGCGGCCACCCGGTCCTGCGGTGGATGGCGCAGAACGTGGCGGTGCGGTTCGACGACAACCTGAACTTCATGCCGGCCAAGAAGCGCTCGGCGGAGAAGGTCGACGGGATCGTGACGGGCGTGATGGCGGTCGGCGTCGCGCTGGCCGGGGTCGAGCCGGACGATGGGCCCAGCGTCCACTTCATGTAGGAGCCGCGATGCCCAAGAGCCCCGCCATCCCGGCCCCGAAGCCGCGCCGCGTGGCGCAGCTGCTTGCCGCGGCGCGCACGGCGTGCGCGGACCACGGGCTGGATGCGCTCTTCATCGGCGGCGGCGCGTGCATGGTGATCGGGGCCGCGCAGATCTATGGCCCGGCGGGCTGGATCACGGCGGGCGGCCTGATCCTGCGCGGGTGCTGGCTCTATGCGGAGAACCGCGACCCCGCCCCGCCGGCGGCGGCCGATGACGACTTCGACGACGACGCGGACGACGACTGATGGCCGCGATCGTCAACCGCCTGGTGCGGGTGAACGCCCAGCGCGTCACCGAGCGCCCGCGCCACGCCAAGCGCGACTACTTCGCCCAGCTCGGCCGCAATCAGACGGCGGGCATCTGGCTCACGCACGACGAGGCGTTCCGGCTGTCGGCGGTGTGGGCCTGCGTGACCGTCATCGCCAAGGCCATCGCGTCCAGCAATTGGGACGTCTTCTCGGTCGCACCGAACGGCGACCGCACGCTGCGGCCCGAGACCATCGCCTGGCGGCTGCTGAACCTGCGGCCCAACGACGAGATGATCCCGTTCGCCTGGCGCGAAGCCATGGTGATCATGGCCCTGGTCTACGGCGACGCCTATTCGGAGATCGAGCGCGACCTCGCCGGCCGGCCCTACGCCCTGTGGCCGATCGCGCCGGACCGCGGCGAGCTGAAGCGCAGGGCGGGCGCGCTGGTCCTCGAGGTCTACCAGGCGGACGGCGGCACGGTCGAACTGCCGTATCCCGACGTCTTCCACCTGCACGGGCCGTCGATCGACGGCATCTGCGGCTTCGACACGGTGCGAGTGGCGGCCCGTTCGCTGGCGCTGGCGGCGGCGGCCGAACGGTTCGGGGCGAACTTCTTCGGCAACAACGCCACGGTGGGCGGGGTGCTGTCGTCCGAGCAGAAACTCGGGCCGGAGAAGATCAAGGAACTGAAGGACACCCTGAAGAACAACCACGCGCGCGATCGCGCCTGGACGTGGATGGTCATCGATAGCGGCCTGAAGGTGCAGACCACGACGGTCGAGCCCGAGAAGGCGCAGATGGTCGAGAGCCGCCAGCACCAGATCGAAGAGGTCTGCCGCTGGTTCGGGGTGCCGCCGCACAAGATCGCCCACCTGCTGCGGGCCACGAACAACAACATCGAACACCAAGGCATCGAGTTCGAACGCGACGCCGTCGTGCCGTGGTGCGAGCGCCTGCGGCAGGAAGCCGACTGGAAGCTGATCCCGGGATCCGGCCGCAACCTGCGCACCCGCGTGGCCACCGAGTGGCTGGCCGAGGGCGACGCCAAGACCCGCGCCGAGACGGACAACATCCTGGTGACCGGCGGGATCATGACCCGCAACGAGGCGCGCCGTAAGCGCGGCTGGAACAGCATCGGGCCCGACGGCGATGTCCCCACGGTGAACCCCGGCGTGGGCGCCCTGAAGCGGGCCCTGGAGCCGCCGAAGCCCCCGCCCGCGCAGCTGCCGCCGCCGGCGGAGCCCGCCGCGCCCGACGACACTCCCGAAGAGGACTAGCGTCCGATGAACACCGCCCTTCTCGCTGGCGTCTCGCCGGCTGCCTTCGCGTGCTTCAACGGCCCCGTCGTGCCGTTCCGCGCCCGCTACAAGCCCGGGCGGGTCGAGGTGAAGGCCAAGACCAAGGACGAAGGCGAGGTCTGGGTCTACGGCAACGTGGGCGACAGCTGGTGGGAGGAAGGCGTCACTGCCAAGGGAATGGCCGACCAGCTGAAGGCGCTGGGCGACGTGAAGACGCTGAACGTCTACATCAACTCGGGCGGAGGCTCGGTCTTCGAGGGCGTGGCGATCTACAACACCCTGCGCCGCCACCGGGCCCGCAAGATCGTCCACATCGACGGCCTGGCCGCCTCGATCGCCTCGGTGATCGCCATGGCCGGCGACGAGATCCGCATCGCCGTGAACGGGCTGGTGATGATCCACAACCCGTGGGGCGTGGCGGTCGGCGAGGCCAAGGACTTCCGCAAGATGGCCGACAGCCTGGACAAGATCCGGGGCGCCATCGTCGACACCTACGAGTTGCGCACCGGCCAGACCGCCGAGGACCTCTCGGCGATGATGGACGACGAAACCTGGATGAACGCCGAGGAGGCCCTGGCGGCCGGTTTCGTGGACGCGATCACCGACGCCGTCGAGCAGGCGGCGTTCGCCGATGTCGACGTCTCGGCCTTCCGCCATGCGCCGGAGACGCTGAAGGCCGCTGCTGCGGCCGAGCCGGCCGCGCCGGCCGAACCCGAGGCCCCGGCCTCTCCCCAACAGCCCGAAGCGGCCGACGAGGTGGGCAAGCCCCACCTGGCGATCGCCAAGGCTGCCGCCGCGCTTCGCAGGCGCGGCATCAGCGTACCCGCCTGAGTACCGGCGGACCTTTCCCTCCAACTAGGAACGAGCCATGACCAAGCGCTTCGCGCTCCTTTCGGCTGCGGCGATGGCCGCGGCTCTGTCCGTCGCGCCCGCGGCGGCCCACCCGATGGACGTCGCCCTGGCCGAACTGGCCAAGCACGGCGGCCGTCTCGCGGTGTTCAACGACGTCCCCGGCACGCTCGAGGACCTGCGCAACGAGCTGCTCACGCTCAACACGCAGATGAACAACATCCAGGCCAAGGCCGACGCCGAAAAGCGCCGGCTGACCGCGGATGAAGAGCGCGAGATCGAGACCATCCTCGCGACGTTCGATCAGGTCGAGAACGAGATCGATCGCCGCGAACGCATGGAGGCGGCGTCGCAGCGGCTTGCCACGCCCAACGGCCGCCGCACCGACCCGGACGACACGTTGAACAGCGGCGATACCGAGCGCCGCTCGCGGCGCGTCCTGCCGCAGCCCATCGACCCCAAGGACGCCGGCAAGTGGGGCTTCAACAGCTTCGGCGAGTTCGCGATGAAGGTCCGGGAGGCCCAGACCCCGGGCGCCCGCAACCTCGACCCGCGCCTCACGAAGAACGCGGCCTCGCCTTCCGAGCACGCCTCGGAAAGCGTTCCCGCCGACGGCGGCTACGCCGTGCCGCCCGACTTCCGCACCGAGATCATCAAGAAGATCCAGGGCGAGGAGTCGATGCTGGGCCTCACCGACCAGCAGACCACGGACAGCAACAACATCACCTACCCGACCGACGAGACCAACCCGGGCTCGGCGAGCGGCATCCGGGTCTATCGCACGGCCGAGGGCGCCCAGAAGACGCCCTCCAAGCCGGCGCTGGGCCAGGTGACGGTGACGTTGGCCAAGATCACCGCCCTCGTGCCGGTGACCGACGAGCTGCTCGACGACGCCCCCGGCCTCTCGAACTGGCTGCGCAGCAAGACCCCCGAGGCCTTCGCCGCGAAGATCAACGACGAGATCGTGGACGGCACGGGCGTCGGCGAGATGAAGGGCTTCCTGCAGTCGGGCGCCCTGATCGAAGTGGCCGCCGAAAGCGGCCAGGCGGCGGGCACCGTCACCTTCAACAACATCGTCGACATGTGGTCCCGGATGCCCGACCGGAACCGCCGCCGCGCGGTCTGGATCATCAACCAGGACGTGGAGCCGCAGCTGATGAAGCTGGCGTTCCCGGTTTCGTCGGGGAACACCTCGGTTCCCGTCTACCTGCCGCCGGGCGGCCTCAGCGACGCGCCCTACGCGCGGCTGCTGAACCGGCCGGTGATCGCCAGCGAAAGCGCGAAGGAGCTGGGCGTGACCGGCGACATCTCGCTGGTCGACCTGAAGGAGTACCTGACCCTGCAGAAGGTCGGCGGCATCCGCCAGGACGTGTCGATGCACCTGTGGTTCGACTACGACATGACGGCCTTCCGGTGGGTGATGCGGCTCGGCGGCAAGCCGTGGTGGGAGACCCCCATCACGCCGCGGAACAGCCAGCTGACCCGCAGCCCGTATGTCGCCCTGGAGGATCGCGCCTAGCCGGCGTGTAGGCCCCGGCGCGGGTAGGCCCTTCGCTCCCCGAAGGGTCGCCTGAGCCGCGCCGGGGCCGGCTTCCAGTTCTCTCGGCAGCGCGCACGCCGTGCGCGCGCCGTTCGCTCCCCTCCGGAGGCGTCCCGATGCGGATCACCTTCCATACGACCAGCCACAAGACGCGCGGCGGCAAGATCGTCGCCACCTACGAGGCCGGCCAGACCTACGACCTGCCGGAAGTCTCCGCCCGGATCTGGGTTCTCGCCAAGAAGACGGCCGCCCCCGCCGATGAGGCGGAAAACCCTTCGAAGGGATCGGTGGCGTCTGGCGCTGCCCCCGATCCTGGCCCGGAAGCGTCGTCGCCGTCCTCGGCGGAGGCCCAAGCCTCTGCGAGCGCGACATCGCAGCCCTCGCCGAGCGAGCCGCCGGCCTCGGCCGAGGCGGCCTCCGGATCATCGCCGTCAACGACGCCATCCGCGCCTGCCCCTTCGCCGACGCCGTCTATGCGGCCGACACCGCGTGGTGGTCCAAAGTCGGCGCACGCGTCGAAACCGCCGCGCTCAAAGTCTCCTGCCAAGCCTCGGAAGTCCCCGGCGTCAAAACGCTGAGGCATCGGCCGGGCCACGCCCTGGAGACGGATCCGCACTGGATCGCCACCGGCCGGGGACCTGACGCCAAGGGCTACGTCCGCGGCGGCAACAGCGGCTATCAGGCGGTCAACCTCGCGGTCCACCTCGGCGCTCGGCGGATCGTCCTGCTCGGCTTCGACATGATGCCCGGCGAGGACGGGGCCCTGCACTGGTTCGGCGCGCACCCGGCCGGCCTCAACAACCCCGACCCTGACAACCTCGCCGCCTGGGCGCATGCCTTCACCCGCATGGCCCCCGGCCTCGCCCAGCTCGGCGTGGAAGTGGTGAACTGCAGCCGGCGCACGGCCATCACCTGCTTTCCGCGGGCCCCGCTCGAAGAGGTGCTGGCATGGCCCTGATCCTGGTCTACGGCCCGACCGCGCGGCCGCTCACGCTCGACGCGGCGAAGGCCTACCTGAAGGTCGAGACCGACGACGACGACCTCTTGATCGACCAGCTGATCGATGCGGCCGTGGCCCACTTCGACGGGCGTGACGGGATCCTGGGCCGGGCGCTGGTCGAGCAGACCTGGGAGCTGCGCCTGGACCGGTTCCCGTCCTGCATCGAGGTCCCGCTGCCGCCGCTGATCTCGCTGAACGAAATCCGCTACCTGGACGAACAAGGGACGGAGCAGACCCTGGCGGCGGACCGCTACCAGGTGGAGGCGGGCGGCTGGGGCAGAGCCATGGTGGCCCCGTCCTACAACAACGTCTGGCCTTCCACGCGGCCCGTGGCCGGCGCGGTGCGGGTGTTCTTCACCGCCGGCTTCTGGCGGGTCAGCGACGACAGTCCGAACGAGATGCTGCCGAGCGCCGTGGCCGCCGAGCTGATCACCTGCCTGAAGTTCCAGGTGGAGATCTTCTACGGGCGCAAGCCGGAGATGGCCGACCTCCTGCAGAAGACCATCGACGCCATGTCGGCGAAGTACCGGGTGGGCGACCTCGCGTGAGCTATCCCGTGGTGCTGACCGAGAGCGCGACCCTGGAGGCGGCGCACGCGGGCCGCAGCCTGGCGCGGTTCGGCGACGGCGAACTGAAGCTGGCGCTGGGCGCCTCGGCGAAGTCGCAGCGCCAGGACCAGCACCTGCGGAATATGCTGACGCGGGTCCTGGCGGACACGTCGGGGCCGTGCCTGCCGTGCATCCCGCGGATCGCCGACTACCGGAGCCCCAAGGAAGGCTTCTGGCGCAACTACCGCGACCGGCGCTACGTCGGCCTCTACGCCCGGGGCGGGGTCTACGGTTCGGCGTTCGTGACGCGGCCCGACAGCGCACCGCACATCGACCAGCCTGACTATTGGGAGCGGGTGATCGACCTCTGGCGCGGGCGGGACGTCGTGCTGGTGCGGGGGTCGGAAAAGAGCCTGACGGCGGAGCGTCTGGCCGGCGCGCACGCCGTGCGCGAGATCGTGGGACCCCGGCAGCACGCGTGGAGCGAGGCGCGCGAGATCTTCCGCGAGATCAGCCGCGACGTCGCCGGCCGGCGCGTGTTGCTGTGCCTGGGGGCGACGGCGACCGCGCTGGCGTGGGAACTGGCGCATGAAGGCGTTCACGCGATCGACCTCGGCCACATCGGCATGTTCCTGAAGAAGCGGGGCGCGGATGGGCGGACCGGCCTCGACTACGAGAAGGGCTGAGGTCGAGGACGCCGCTCTCGCCGCGCCGCGCTTCGTGCCGGCGCGCGAGTGGGCCGGCGAGCGGTGCTTCATCGTCGGCGGTGGCCCGAGCGTGCGAACGCAGCGCGAGGCGATCGCGCAGCTGCGCGGGCGGGTGATCGTGATCAAGCAGGCGGTGATCCTGCGTCCGGACGCCGACGTCATGTTCGTCTCGGGGCGTGACGACGCGCAGGTCTGCGCCGACTTCTTCCCGAGGTTTCGTGGCGGTCTGATCGTCTGCCGCAAGGCCTATCCCGGCTTCCCGGCGAACGTGCGGTTCATGAAGCGGACCCACGTGGCGGACCGGCTGTGCAAGGAACCCGGCTGGCTGGCCGGCCTCGACGCGGGGACCTCGGCGCTCAACCTGGCCTACCAGCTGGGCGCGACCGAGATCGTGCTCCTCGGCTACGACATGAGCGGCGCGCGCTGGTTCAAGCCGAACGAGATCGCCCACCACCTGCCGAAGCCGCCGGACGAGCATCACCGCCGCCATCTCGCCGCCGCCGTCGGCGTCGCCCGCGACCTCGCCGACGAGGGGGTGAAGGTCTGGAACGCCAGCCCGATCAGCGCGGCGAAGTTCTTCCCGTTCATGCCGCTGGAGGCGTTCCTGTGAGCCGCAAGCCGCCGCCCGTACCGCCCGAATTCGATGCGCTTGGCGACAAGCTCGAGCGCGACGAGCCGCTGACTAAGGCGGAGCGCCGCGTGCTGCAAGAGACGGCTGTGGCGCAGGTGAACTGGCTCAGGGCGCATCGCCCGAACGCGTTTCGCGAGTTGGTCGGCGTGATTGGCGAAGTGCGTAAGGTCATCGCGTGAGCGAGCCGATCCGCGTGTTCGTGGGGTGTGCGTCGGGCGGCGAGGACGCCGAGAGCTGCGCGGTGCTGGAATATACACTGCGTCGGCACGCCAGCCGCCCGGTCGACCTCGTCTGGATGCGGCTCTCGCGCTTTCCGAACGAGCCGTGGGGCGGTTGGAACACGGATGGCTGGGCGACGCCGTTCACCGGCCTGCGCTGGAGCATTCCGGCGGTCTGCAGCTACGCGGGCCGGGCGATCTACATGGACAGCGACATGATCGTCCGCGCCGACGTCGCCGAGCTGTGGGACCAGCCGATCCCGCCCGGGGTCTTCGCGCTGGTCCGCGAGACCGAGGGGAAGCTGCGCACCTGCGTGATGCTGATGGACTGCGCGCAGGGCCACTGGCTGCCCGACCTCGCGAAGCTGAAGGCGATGGGCGGCCAGCACGGGCATGCCACGGCCCACCTGAAGGCGCACCGCGAACTGCTGGCCCGCTTCGAGGGGCAGTGGAACTGCATCGACCTGAAGCGGTGCGACGGGATCGACGATCCGTCCGTGAAGATCATCCACTACTCGTCCATGGCCCACCAGCCGCACCTGAAGTACGCCGCGCGGCGGCTGAAGGCGCAGGGCCGCCGGCACTGGTACGACGGCGAGACGGCGGCCCACTGGCGGCCGGAGCTGCAGGACCTGTTCGACCGCGAACTGATCCAGGCCGAGGCCGCCGGGTTCCACCCCGCCGCCTACGATTGGGCCGAGCAGTCGAGCCCCTACCGCAAGAAGTCGTTCGCCGGCCGGCCGGCCAAGAGGGTCGCATGACGCTGATCACCAAGGCCTACCGCCGCCAGCAGGAGGCGATGCACGCCGACCCGCGGGGCTACGGCGGCAAGGGCGACAAGTGGGCGGCCCACGTGGCCGGCCTCGCCAACGAGGCTTTCGCGGCGACCATCCTCGACTATGGCTGCGGCCAGGGCTCGCTGAAGCGGGCGCTGAAGGGGTGGGACGTGGCGGAGTACGACCCGGCCATCAAGGGCAAGAGCGCCGCCCCGGATCCTGCCGACCTCGTCGTCTGCACGGACGTCCTGGAGCACGTCGAGCCCGACTGCATCGACGCGGTCCTCGACGACTTGCGCCGGGTTACGCTGAAGCGGGCCTTCATCGTCGTGAGCCTCGTGCCGGCGGGCAAGACCCTGCCGGACGGGCGCAACGCCCACATCCTCCTGCAACCCAAGGCCTGGTGGGCCGAGCAGCTCGGCCGGCGGTTCGCCCTGGTCCGCGAGGGCCCGGTCCGCGAGGTCAAGGGGTTCAAGGAATTCGCCGCCACCTGGAGATCCTTGTGAGCCCCCGCGAACTGACCCTGATCAACCCCTACTATGAGAACCCGGGCATGCTGGCCCGGCAGTATGCGCACCTGGCCGCGCTCGCGCCCGACGTCCGCAAGCGGATCCGCTACATCGTCGTGGACGACGGCAGCCCCGACCATCCGGCGCGGAAGCCGGAGTCGGATCTGGGCCTCGGCGGCTTCGCCCTCTACCGGATCCAGGTCGACGTCCGCTGGAACTGGATCGCCTGTCGCAACCTGGCGGCCGAGAAGGCGGCGACGGCGTGGCTGCTCATGACCGACATCGATCACATGCTGCCGGAAGACACGGCGCGCCGGCTGCTGGACGGTCCGCTGGACTACGCGAAGGTCTACCGCTTCAGCCGCGTGGACGCGCCGGACCTGACGCCCTACAAGCCGCATCCGAACAGCTGGTTCATGACGCGCAGGACCTTCGACCGGGTCGGCGGCTACGACGAGCGGTTCAGCGGCTTCTACGGGTCGGACGGCGAGTTCCGCGACCGGGTGAAGGCCGCGACCGGCGAGCCGGTGATGCTGCCCGAGGTGCTGGTCCGCGTTCCGCGGGAGGTGGTCGCCGACGCCTCGACGACGCGCTACGGGCGCAAGGAAGAGCAGGACCGGGCCGGCGTGACGGCCGCCCGGGCCCGCATCGCCGCCGAGGGCGGGCCGCCGCTGCGCGGCAGCTTCCCGTGGGAACGCGTGGCCTGATGCTCAGCGTCGTCTGCTGGAAGTGGGCGCCTGCGCCGGGCTACCGCAGCACGTTCACGGCCGAGCATAAACGTCCTGCGCCGGATGGTG